CTCTTTCTTCCATTCCTCTTTGTTCCTCCATCGTTTCTTCCTCACTTTCTGTTTCATCTTCAACCTGGCGTCCTACGCCTACACTATCGTCTGCAGGCACAGAAACAATACTTATTTCTAGGGGCGTCCATCGAAGTGCCACATAAGCCGGTCCTACTACTCGGCCATTTGAAGCCGTTTTCCCGGCTGCAACCTCTTCCCAATTATCTACCGCATAGCCGACACTAACACCGCGGAGAGTTTTTGACTTAACTTTTTGCCAAATGCGTTCCGCGTCCTCATCAGTGTCAAATTGCACCTCGGCATAGGCTTTATTTTGACATTCATCCACCCAGGACCGATTAATACTACCAATTACGGCATCACGGTTATGATTGAATAAAAGTACTCCTAGTCCAGACTCAAAACGGGATAAATTTACAGCAGAAGTATCTGTCTGCAGTACTTCCGCCCCATACCAACGGTTCACCGCCTGCTCAGAAGCAAAGGATAAGGTAACAGTCCGGTTATCCTCATTAATGGATGCATCATTGATTACTGCTGCTTCCCTTCGCTGTGTTTTGGCTATCGGCGGCTGCCGTGTTTGTCGCTTTGCCAACTGTGTTTCCCCCTTCCGTCATAACAACGCCATACTTTTCTTCCATTTCTTTTATAAACGCTTTTTCTTTGGCCCGCTGCTCTAAGATTTCCCTCCAATCGTAGCCAGTTCGGGCACAAACATTGGCCAGGTTATCCTGTCCGGAATCAATGGCTTTTTGGTTTGCGGTAATCTCTTTTACCGGATCAATCCAACTCCATCCCGGCGCAATCCAGCGGTGTTTTAAATACTTCGCTTTATTTTTCCAAAAGTCTGGAATGTCCAACTCACCAGATAACACGGCGCTAATAATAACCTCGGTGTAAACTTCGCTTAAAAAATGATCAATGAGCCATTGCTGCCAATCTTCATACGTCCTTTGGTCTTCTAGTAGCCCCTGCCGGGCGCTAGAATAATTTACCTGGCTCATATCCCGGCTGGTAGCTTCATAACTAAGCCCTTGCCCAGCTCCAATAAGTCTTTGATGTAAAGCAACAAACTCTTTTGTATTCGCAGCTTGTCCTGTCGGAATTACGGCACTTACATCATCGCCTGGTTGTAACTCCATAATCATGCCTGGGCTAAGTCGTTTTTTCTTATATCCGGTTTTCGGGTCATAATCGGCACTTCCAGCACTTGCCCCTAATCCACGGCCAGGCCCACTGCTAGGCACCATCCGTTTTATAAAGGCGCTAAGACTGGCCAGTATTTTTTCTTTAATACTAACGGCATCGAGATACTCTTCCGTATCATTCGCGCGGGTAATCGCCGGAGCCAATGGCGAAATTTCCCGTATTTGCGATGGTTGTGTTTTTCGCCATAATGCAACGACCTGTTCCGCCGGAACACGTTTTGTTTTGCCCGTAAACCATCCGTCCGGGGAATATTCTTTAAGATAGTAGGCTTGTGGCTTTTGCCAGGAATCCACTTCAATTCCATTGACGATTACGTTTGCCCCAAATCTAAGCATCCCGCAACTATCAATGTCATCCACTTCTCTGGCCTGTAGTTGAAAGGGGAAACGTTCATTCCCTATATACGTTTTGACAAAAAGAATACCGCCATCAACGGCGGTTCGACGTACAGTCATCTTGCAAATTTCCCAAAATGCCTGTGCTCCTGTAATATCGCAATTTCTCGGTTTTTGCCAATCGTTCCACACATTCTCCATCTTGGCATTCATTTTTTCGTTTCCAGTATCGGCTTGTACTCGAAAGCCGGTTGCCACTACATTTCTTTCCAATGTTCCGATCGGTGCACCAACAATATCGCTGTTTCTTTCTAAATCTTTACCTCTTGCCCGGATAAAATCTCGATGAGGCTGGTTAATTTGCTCGGCCTTGGCATTAACCGGCACCCATCCTTCGGAACCTCGGTTCACTTCACCCGCATGATACGCCCCACGCATGGCATAGCGCCAAGCTAAGCGAATATATCCTGTTTTAGGACTTATCCAACTTATAGCCCGATCTAGTAGGTTTGCCTGTCGGCTAATTGGCTTTTCACTCGGCGCTCGTTCTCGATCTTCCAAATTCACCCCTCCTACCGATAAAAAGCAACCGCATACATACCGCCGCTTGTTTCATTCATAGCTATCTCCTGTTGTAGCCGCCGACGCTCAGCATATAATGTAGCCAAATCCCCCCGGCGAACAGTCCGGTTTCCTATCCGATATTCTTGAGCGCCGTTTTCAATTTTTTCAATTGCGGTATTAATCTGAGTTACTTGCTCTTTGAGTGTCATTCTAACCAATCCCCCTCAACATTTAGCCAATCATCCTTTTCTATTTCTCTTACAGTACTTGATGTAGTAGCGATTGGCTGTAAATCATCCAAATACCGAACATGCAAAAGATCCCCCGCTAGAGCAGCATAAACTTCGGTATCTAAATAGTGATTCGCTGCGGACGAAGTTTTTTGTTTCCATGTTTCAACCTCCCTATTTCCTTTTCGATCCCGTATTTTATGCTCAGAGGTCAATTGCTCCGCATAATCTTTGTCACATTCGGAATGCACCATGAAGCAACCCGTCCCCAGTGGTCTGTTCAACCTAGCTGCAATTAGATTTTTATACTGGTCCGTATCGACAATATATAAGGTTTGTCCATGAAATTTAGCGCCAGGGTTGTCAATTGTGGTTTTCCGGTATCGTTGCAACATCTGGTTGGAACTTCCTTTTACCGGCACTGCCCAATCCTGATTCATTAGACAAAATTCATATACCGTTTCAGTGTCATACCCGGAGTCAATGGCACACAGATTTACTTGCCAGCGGCCTTCCCCATTTGTGTCCGGCCAACGGCGATTCATAATCTTCTCTAAGTCCGCCCAGGTTTCAACAACCCCATGGGCAATATTCTGACTGGTCATTTTCGCCCCCCAGGCCCGAATGGTCCAGTACATTCGGTTAACCTGTACGTCAACTCCGCCAGTTAATAGCTGCGTATAGTCGGGAACAACGCACTCCGGCAGGTCTGTTCTCTTTGAAAGAACTATATCACTGTCCAACGTGGCCGCTTTATCTTCCCATGGCTCTCCGAGCCAGCTATTTACAAAGTTCATCAGATCGGCAGGATCATCCTTACTATTTAAAAACTCCGCCGCCACTTGCCCAAAGGTTAACCAGGGAGAATATATGGAATTAATGTGAAAACCAACGGAACGAGCTCGACCTTTAAACGGGTTCTTGGCTACCCATTTGCCGGCTCGGAGCATCGACGGTTTATGCCGGTCATCAATGCGTCCACGGCAAGCTTCACATTCATAATAGGCGGAATAGTAAACGGCAGCTATCTCATAGCTGCCGTCTTCCGTCTTTGGCCAACGTATATTTTTAAAATCAAATATTTGCTCATGTCCGCAATGCGGGCAAGGCATTCGATATTCGTATTTAATATCTGACTTTTCGTATGCTTGGTAAATAGCCCCCGTTTTGAGTGTCGGAGTAGAAACTTTTACAACTTTGCTATTCCACCAGTTTTTTGTACGTTCCTGAACCAGCTTAATTGGGCTTGACTCTCTGCCCGCCCATTTAGGATACTTATCCATTTCATCAAGTAAAACATATCGTGCCGACCAGCTTGCCAACGCCGCTGGCGAATGCGCTGATCCGAAAAGTAAAAATCCGCCGCGAAATTTTAATAACGTATCTTTACTATCGTTTGCGTCAAATTTTTCGGCAAGAGTCGGACAGTTCTTCAACATCTTCTGTAAGCGAAGATCGGAAAAATCCTTGCAAAGCTCATCATCCGGAAGAACATAAACAATTCGGCCAGGGTCCTGGTCTACCACGTAGCCGACCATATTTAGCAGCCCTTCCGTCCCGCCTATCTGCGTACACTTCAACCAGTTAATTTCTTTAATTTCATCATTGCAGAAGCAGTCCATTATAAACCGCATATACGGAACGGAGTTTGTATCCCACTGACCCGGTTTACTCGTTTCTTCCGACGATAAAAGCCGGTATTTATCTGCCCATTCGGAAACGGTTAACTTTTCCGGTGGCATAAATGACAATAAGGCGTTATTTATTGCTTGTTTTAGTGTTTGCTCTACGCTTGCGTCCTGATGAATACTCCCCGGTTTTCGCAAGCTGAGTAAGTCCTTTCGCAACTTCTTCATCAACTAACCTCTTCGCGTCCAGGGCTAATTCTGGATACTGGGCGTTGAGTTCGGTTGCAATCCGATGCCCAATGGACAACAGCCCTTGTTTTATTCTAGTAAATACCTCGGCCAAAGACTTCTCAACATCATCAACGGATACATATTGACCTACCTTTTCAAGCTTTTTTATTTCCTCGACATCGGCTTTAGCTTCGCGGTACCTAACATCTGCTTCCTCTTTGCGGGCTTGACGGCTTAACTCGTTGCTATTATTATTACTGCCATGTTTCCATTCAACGAGTTTTTTAATATCCCAATATCCCCGTGTTTCTTTTGGCGCTCCTTTCTTAGCCCAAGTTGACAAAGCCTCCCTTGATATGTCGAAAAACTCACATGTAAGCTGTGTATTAAAAACAAAAGGATTATCTGGCTTCGCGGACACTTTTGTATTTTTATTCATGATTTTATGCACCTACTTATATGTCAGGTTGTCAACCAGAAAAAATCAATTTTTCAGAGAGACTTTTCGGGGCTCGCAAGACCCGCAAGGCGGCCACCCCGCCGGAAGGACCCATAAACTTCCAGACCTGCCCTAAAGGACAGCCGCCGCGCTTGGGCTTAATCATGATAACCTTCTACCGTCCCATCACTCGGCATAGTTTCGTGGTCGTCTTTTACTTCCCTTTTATTCAACGCTTGCCTATACATAGAACGTATATCGACCAATTGCCACGCAATCCAGCCCAACGTTATGTAT